AAAGCACTAACAGACAAAGAATTCACAAAACTTATGGATATGTTCCATTATTCTTCCAGATTACACCGTGCCTATGTATTAAAACAAGCATTTTCACGCGTTTTAATGTTTAAAGATAAAGAAAATATCCAATGGGCCATTGATCAATGGCTTTCCTTAGTAGCCAGCTCTGAACTACCTGAATTTAAATCACTTCTAAAGACCTTTAAATTTTGGCGGGAAGAGATAGTGAATGCCCTAACATTACCGTACTCTAACGGCTTTACAGAAGGTTGTAACAATAAAATAAAAGCACTGAAACGTTGTGCGTTTGGAATACAAAACTTCGAACGCTTTCGTAATCGGATTTTATTCATTAATGCTAAAAAAGGACACGCAACAATTACGTCGCATGTCCTTCCTAAGAGTGCATAATCTCTTTAGCGCCCCAAAATTTGACAAAGAGCCAGAAAAATTTAAAATAATCAAAAACACCGCCCAAGGTAACCCTCAAGCGGTGTCTCTTCAATTATTATCGACTATACTAGGTATACTCGTTGTGTAAAATCACCAAATTAGCCTTCGATGATTTCAGTAACAACACCAGCGCCTACTGTGTGGCCACCTTCGCGGATAGCGAAACGAAGACCAGCTTCGATAGCGATTGGTGTAATTAATTCGATGCTCATAGTGATGTTATCACCAGGCATACACATTTCAGTACCTTCTGGAAGTTCGATAACGCCCGTTACGTCTGTTGTACGGAAGTAGAACTGTGGACGGTAGTTGGAGAAGAATGGAGTATGACGGCCACCTTCTTCTTTAGTTAATACGTAAACTTCACCTTTGAATTTAGTGTGTGGGTGAATGGAACCTGGTTTAGCCAATACTTGACCACGTTCGATATCTTTGCGATCTACACCACGAAGAAGCGCACCAACGTTGTCACCAGCTACTGCGGAGTCCAAAGTTTTACGGAACATTTCAAGACCAGTTACTACATAGCTTTCTGCTTTTTCTTTAAGACCAACGATTTCAACAGTGTCGCCTACTTTAACTTCGCCACGTTCAACACGGCCAGTTGCTACTGTACCACGACCAGTGATTGTGAAAACGTCTTCTACTGGCATCAAGAAAGTTTTGTCAGTATCACGTTCTGGAGTTGGGATGTAGGAGTCTACAGCTGCCATCAATTCTTTGATTTTTTCTACGTATTTAGCGTCGCCTTCCAAAGCTTTCAAAGCGGAACCTACGATAATAGGTACTTCGTCGCCAGGGAATTCGTAAGTGGAAAGAAGTTCACGAACTTCCATTTCTACTAATTCGATTAATTCTTCGTCGTCAACCATATCAGCTTTGTTCAAGAATACAACGATAGCTGGTACACCTACCTGACGAGCAAGAAGGATGTGTTCACGAGTCTGAGCCATAGGGCCGTCAGTTGCAGCGATAACCAAGATAGCGCCGTCCATCTGAGCAGCACCAGTGATCATGTTTTTAACATAGTCAGCATGGCCTGGGCAGTCAACGTGTGCATAGTGACGGTTTTCAGTTTCATATTCAACGTGGGACGTGTTGATTGTGATACCGCGTTCACGTTCTTCTGGAGCTTTGTCAATCATGCTGTAGTCTTGGAACTGAGCTTTACCTTCTTCAGCCAATACTTTAGTGATTGCTGCCGTAAGAGTTGTTTTACCATGGTCAACGTGACCGATAGTACCGATATTAACATGTGGTTTAGTACGTTCAAATTTTGCTTTTGCCATTGAAGTAATGAGCCTCCTTCACAAAAATAAAAACCTATATACGCCCATTATACTCCGTAACGATTTTGTTTGTCTACTTTTTTATAAAAATGAGTAATATTGCGTATTGGCCATCTTTTATATCTTGATTTAAAGTCTATAAAAAAAGATTAATTTCTGTATATTTTTTGACGTGTTTTTGCCGTCAAAGCAAAACAGCTGTCACTCCTTTAATTTTGTAGAACATTTTAATCACTAAAAAGCACCCACTATTGTGAGTGCTTTCATTATTCTAATTTTCTCTTTTCAAAAACGCAGTTATCACAGAAACTAACGCTGTAATAATACCTGCGCCTGCTATCCAAAACCAACCTGAAACTAAAGACCATATTACAATAGCAAATAAAACACCACCAAATACTGTAGCAATAATTTGACCTCGACTAGCCATATCCAGCTCTTTTTGTCGAGTCATTCTTTCCATTTCTCGCACATGCTCAGAATTAGCTTGAAATTCATCTAAAATCATTTTAGCTGCACCAGGACATATATCATCATAACCTCGCATAATATTAGGCGGTGGCAAAGGTCCTTTATACGTAGCCGATATCACTTCACGAATAGCTGTTTTTACCTCAGGTTTTTCTTCTACTTCAACAGAGTTATGGTTTTCATTCTTCTCAAGCTTATCTTCTTCCATGAATTATCCCTAATCTTCCCCCTACTCTATCAACTGCAGAATACATACTATTTCCTGTCATTTCCCAAGCCTTTTCAACTATGTCGGCAGAACTATGACTAATGGGTGATTTATAATGAATTGTAGGGTATAAAGAAATCATAGATACTCCGCATAAAAATAAATTTGCCCAAAAAGAATATTTATTTTTTCTTACTCCTTTTTCCTTCATAAAAGCACCTCCTATCTGTATTCCAATTATACCTTAAAAATATATTATCATCAACTTTCATTTGTCATTTGCTGAAATTTCTTACCATTCAGCAACTGTATATAAAGCAGTTGCACCTTTAATCTTGCCATCTGACTTAAAATGTGCCATGCCCTCAAAGCGCCCTGCCTGATAGCCAACAGTAGCATATGATTTATCGTCAATCACCGTTATCCCTGCTTTAATCTTGTGTGCCTTATTGAGATTGATTTTATAAACATCAACCTTTTGTTGTTGCTCATTAGCTACAACTGCAGTTCTATCTGATTTTTCTGTTACGACCGTAGGCAATGTCTTACTATTATTGTTTATAGACTGTTGAGTCTGCTTGGCAGCAGTTTTAACATCAGATGCTTGCAGATAATATGTAGCTGCAGGCTCTTTTGTGTGCTGTATCTCACGCTGTATTTGCACTGCCGTATCAGGTGTTACATTGATGCTCTTAGATAAGGCTTGGGCATTATTGATAGTATCGGTAGTAACTATTTTAGGCTGTTGTTTATCACCTGATTGCTTGTATCCCACAACTAGCACAATTAACACTACTGCTATAACGCCTATAATCACTGTCACAGCGCTTTTATGTTGGCTTAGGTATAATTTAACCTTGCTCATACAATCACCTCACACAGTGCGACTCATGTCGTATAATTGACCGTTAATATTAGCGGACATTGTGTATTGCCAAAGTTTAACACGTGGGTCCTGCCAATCCATCTGATAGTTATATTGAGCGTACCAAATATCGCAACCTAATTGATCCATATATAACTTATTTATTATATAGTCATATGCTGCATACAAACCAGCATTGCTATATCCAGCTTGCCATAATCGATTGATTACGATGCTAGCAATATTAGTTAGTGTTTGATTAGTCGGCATACCGTGGCGCTCCTTATATCCGTCGCCATCTTCCATGTCGTGCCATACGCCAAGCTCTAAGCGGTCTGGTGTGAGTCCACTTTGTCTGAGTGTATCGATGATAAACTGTGCCTCAATCTCAGCAGCAGCCTCATCAAGCGCATATGAGTAATGATATACGCCAATCTGCATACCTGCCTCAACAGCTTTATTGATATACTCGTAAAACTTACTATCTAATCCACTTTTGCCATATCCAAGGCGCACTATACAACCATCTACTCCTGCTGCCTTTAATGCCCCGAAATCAACATTAGCATTATGCTCAGATACATCTACAATCTGCATTATTTATTACTCCTCTCATCATCGTCACTGATACCGTTATTATCGCTATCACGTAACTTTGCCCCATACGCAATAATGCAAGCCATCACTTGACCTGTAAGGATAGCATTAATAATCTTAATCGCATATTCAACCACTTTAAATGCCCAATCGTCCGTAATGTGTGCAAACCATATATATAATAGTGAAAACACTACAAATATCAGTGGTAATAGAGATATGCCAATCACAACTTCATAAAACAGCAGGTTGCCGATTTTTAGGTCGGCAGCCTTTATTGTTTTATATACATCTTTTAAGCGATTTATCCATTTCATGATTTATCGCCCCACAAAATTTTATTTTCAAGGCGTTGTATACGCTCCTCTTGCGACTCTAAGCGATGGTTATGCTCGGTTAATGTCGCATTGGTGCGTTCCACACTTAACAAAATCTTTTGTACATCGGCTGATGTGGTTTGCGTAACAGATTTAATGTCACTCACCGCCTCGTCAGTTTTAAGGCGTTTAACCTCGGTTACAGACTGTTTAGCCTCCCACCTATCAAATATCACTGTCTTAATAAACCATCCTAAAATCGTTGCTACACCTAGTACAACGCCAACTAAGGACGACCACCAGGCGAGGTCATACATTGGATTAGTTTCCATATTTACTCCTTTACTTTGTAATAGGTCGTAAGCTTAGCCCTCTCCTAGCTACATTAACTTTTTGAAAATCAATCATGTCGAGCTTTTCCCTCTTTTGCTGACTTGAGAGCCTTTTACTCTCCCTAATCTGTTTAGACGCTTTATTCAATTGCTGTAATTGTTTATGCGCTTGTTTCATCATATTATAGGACCTAGCGTCAAACCCCTCTTGCTTTTCGCCAGTTAACTGCATAGCCTTAAGTAATCCTTCTTGCTTGTTATATTCATCATATAATCGTTGCACGCTGTCGCTCGATTTATAAGGGGTCTCGGTAAAACCTTTAATAACTGGTTGCTCATTCCATTTTTTAGCAGGACGTGTATCAGCAACCCCACTCATGCGGTCTGTCATATCCATAATCAAAGAACCAAATCCACCACCATACCCTCTAATGGTGTTGTCTACTAACATAGGTGATACATTAAATGCTTTGCCTACCTGATTCCCGATATAAGATGTACGCCAATCAGATTGTAAGTGGTCAGGTAATTTAGTCATGCTTTGAGGTACAATATCCCTCTGCATAAAAAAGCTATAATTTGTTGCCCATTCCAATAAAGGAATTACAGCAGTAGGCATAAGCGATGGCATCATGTTGTCCATAGCCATTGTGCCTAAGCCTTCAAAGCCTCTGCCGTTTACATTTCTTTGCTTATCGTAAGCATATTGCAGTGCACGCTCTGGAGCTGTGCCAAATAAAATGCCCAACTCAAATGGTTTAGGGATTTTAATCAGTGTGTCTTCTGTTGGTATGATCCAAAAGATATCCTTTTCCCATTGTGGTAACTCCTGATAACGAGGGTCATCTTTATTAAGCCACCACAATACCACACTCGGTAAGGTAATAAATGCAGCTGTTTTAAACGTCATTTCAGCCGGATTTTCACGAAATGAACGTATCATCTTATCAGTACCTTGTAATGATGCGTTAAAAAATGCAATCGTTTTATTGAATGTTTTGGTATTTTTACCAATACGGCTAAAATCTAACGTAACATCACGTGCTTGAATCGCAGCCTCTGCACTACTCAACGGCTTTCTTTTACCGCCAGCTAAGCGGTTCATAATGCCTGTATAGCCCTTGCGTGCATTATCAAACTCAGCCAATCGTGTTGCCATTTCTGTTGCTTCATTTAGCCCTCTAATCACATCGAGTGGAGAGGTAGCAATTTTCCGCATCACACTCGGTTGTTTTAAAATATCTCGAATAGAATTTTGAAGATAATTACGGTCAAGACTTACCATTGCACTGTTGCCGGCACCGCTCTTCTTATAATCCCAGTACACATTGTCTTTTTTGAGATAATGCATAATGCCCTTCAATGTATCCACAACAGGAATAAAGCCATGTTGACTATATATTGTTGCACCAATCATATCTCGTACAGGATTTCGCAAGATAAACTCTGGACTTAATTGCGTAGCGCCAGCTCTCAGCCATCCTGCTGGAGTTTTCATTACCTTTACATACCATTTGACACTTTCAGCATTTGTAAATTGTAAGGCTTGATAAATATCCGGTGTTGTTTGATAAACGGTCTTTTTACCGTCCTTCATCACATAAAAAGTAGAGTCTTTAGCTGAAGGTGTACCTGTTACCCGTTCAACAAGATCACTCATACCTTCTTGTTCTGAAATTTTAACGAACGACTGTGCAACTTTGTTTCTTTCAATGGCATTAATCGTAGCATAGGTATTTTTAATGATACTTTCGAGCGGGTCAACAATATCACGCCCGCTCCCCTTCATCTTCTTAATAGGCGCATGAACATTCATAAATCCGTCACCCTTACTGCCAAAGTTATCAATTCCGGCTTCGCCAAAATCACGGATAAATGGCACATAGTTTGGATATTTAGCACGCATTGCATTAATATCCTTTTGACTGATTAACCCCGCATCACGCATTAAATCCAATAATTTATTACTGTAAGATACAATTTTTTGCTGCGCATCAATAAATTTACTGCCATAAGTTCTTTCATAGTGTCCTATGGTTGCAATAACATCTTTAATTGATTTATCAGTATATATTGCTTCATTCGGATGCGCCTTATTCCACCGCAAAATATCCATCTGCCGTTTTGCTACAAGATATGCTGAAAAATCTTCGTGCAAATTATTGGGAATATCCGCAACAGCTTCTTTAAATGACCCTGGGCCATGTTCTAATAAAGCTTCAGCCTTGCCTACCCAGCCACGAGATACCCATGCTTGCATAAATGGATTATCTGCAAATTTTAATTTTTTGCCAGTAATATCTTCCACTTCACTAACTATCTTTTCTAATGGATGGAGTTCATCAATAGCTCGTGTATACGCATCATCCAAAAATCGAGTAACTGTTTCTTTTGGATTATTAATTACATCGCCCATTAAGGAATTATTTTTACCAAACGTAATTGAGCCTTTAATACGCTCATGAGGATCTTGTCGATACCACTGATGCATTACTGCACTTACCTTTTCAACTCGTGCATTTAGCTCCGGCGCCGCCTTCAATCTACTAGTGAATTCATCATAAAATTCGGGAAAATCTGCCTTAGCCCTAGCTCTATTAGTTGTATAATCGCGATAAAATTCAGCAAAACCTTTTTTTGCTAGCCCTGTAGAATCCAATTTGTCATATCTACCGCCAAACCTACGATGAACATTTTTTACTAGCTCAGCTTGGTGTTCTTTGGTAGTAAATCCAAAATACTTATCCAAATAATGCCCCAATTCATGAGCAGCTGCTTCAAAATCGCCATAATTTCTTACTCTGACCGCATCAGTTTTAGTATTGAAAAAGCCTAAAACACCTTTTCTCCCAATACGCCCATGTCTAATTGATTTAAAATTCTCATCAATAGCATTAAAAATCTCTTGACGGTTTACAGGTTTATCGGATGTTAAATTCTCTTCACCTTCAACATATCGATAAGGTGATTGGGGATTATCTGAAAAGTACTGCACATCATTTGGCTTTACTTTTTCCACCACATCTGTTATATTTAAATTACTAGATGGGTGGAGCTGAGTATCCAGTGTTGAACCCCTATCACTAGTTGGGGGTCGGTGATACTGCGACAGGCCACCTTCTAACTCATTTCTAATACTATCGCTGACGTATACAATTGCGTCGGCTTTTTTAGTATCTGAAATGAGTTTTTTTATGGCATTATGACGTTTTCTCTGCATATCCGCAGCTACATGAGACGATATAATTTTTCCTCTATCAGCTTCGTCAAGACTTACAATGACCTGATGAGTTATATTATCAATTCCCTTAAAATAGCTAACATATGCATTTCGTCCATTAGCCTGTCTCAAAATCAAATCAGGATTGCTAGCGGTCTCCTTAATTAACGTTGTAGCAAATGCACGTTTTTTGCTTATCTTACCATCACTATGCCCTCGCATAAAATAATTAGCTATTTGGTCTATCGCATGTTTATTTGATTCGTCATACATTACTTTTACAGTATTACCTAAAGGATCTGTAACACCTTCTTTAAGCTGAATAACATTGTCACGAGTTTTTTCAAACAACTCTTTTTCTGAATACTTCTCATATTCAGCCAATTTTTCTGCATCATACTCTCTGAATTTAGGGTCGATTTCTTTAGATTTAATCTTTTCTGCCAATTCAGCAGGCTTTATATCAGAATAAGGATTTGTTTGTTCAGGATTAACCTTCGTTTTGTCAAACATATTCAGATTATGCTCTGCCCTATTCATAACTTCAGCTTGGTCAGCAGATTTTTCAAATAAGTTCAAATTTGGTTTTTCATTACCAACTTCAACAGTACCAATTCTATTTTCATTACTAAAATCAATAGTATTCGGATTATATGGCTCTTCTTTAAACGTTTCTGTTATGAATCGATTATTGTTACCATCTGCCATATTCGGAGTATTATTATGCGGGCTAGATTGACCATCATATACCTCTCTTGCTGCTTGCATACGTCTGGCATCATTAGCAGCGGTGGGGTCAGGACGCTCATATTTTTCCCGTACGATAACTGCCATTTCTTCCGGAGTAGCATTCGGATTTTCCCGCATGGCTGTCAATGCAGCAGATTCTTTATTTTGCATTTCATACTTAATAAAATCAACTTGAGTTCTCCAGTCGTACGGATCACTATTATTCTCAGCCGCAAACCGCTTGAGGTCATCTAACCGAGAGCCAGTCCACTGAGCAAGCCCCTCCGAATTATTCCCATCACTGCTTTTAGCAAATTTATCAAATGTACTTTCCTGTGCAATATTACCTGTAATTGCAGCCGCTTCAGTGTCAGTAAAAAAGCCATCACTTCTTAATCTGTCGTATATAGCCCGTTGCATATCAGTCGGTGTATCAGCATTCCATTCACTGATATTCTCATCAAATGATTTCAAGGCTTGAATTGGCTCTGATACAAAGTTTTCTTTAATGCTTGCAAAACTATCTCCATCAGAAATAGGCTTTACACTTTTATTAAATTTATCGCTAATATCCTTAAAGCTATCGTATGCTTGTGATTTTACATTATCAATGACATCCCCCACTTTAGCTTTTGCTGATTTAGGGGTAACTGCCTTGCCTAAATGATAAGCCCCCCTTGCACCTTCAAATGGCATTAATACATTGTCATAAGCGGCACCTAAACCGCCTTGACGAATTGCGTCAACTTGACTAGCAGGGTTTTCAATCCACTTTTCAACCGGTTCTACAAGTGGGTCAATCAATAAATTTTTAGCTGTATTACCTACAGCACCAATCCATGAACCACCAGTTGCATCGGCAGTTTGCATGTTGCTATCATACGCTTGAGTTGCATCACTAGCCAGTGTTGGTAAGGTTGCAAGCCCTGCCGCCGCTTTAATGGGGGCTGGCATATATGGAGTCATTGCAGCATACATTGCTGGATGTCCAATCGTTGTATCATAAGCTTGTTTTCCGAGGCTACGCAATTCATCGGCTTCTGATGTATCGCTTTTATCAGGGTTAATAATATAACCGTCTCCAGTATTAATCATTGTCCCATCAGCAAGCCCTTTATTAGCCGCATCATAATAATTTGATAGTGCTTGCTTACTATTGTCATACCAATCGCCAATACTTTTTACTGTATTAGTCGCAAAATCGCCAACACCACTAGCAAATTCACGCACCCCATCTACCGCAGAGCTTGCAACATTAGCGATATTGTCGAGCATACTCGGCTGAGGTTCTCCATTGAAAGCTGTATTTATTTCGGAAAAGCTATTAAAGCTACCTTCACTGTCATATTTCTTCTTAATATCGCTAAAACTATTCATAATTAATCCTTTCTACCAAATCCAATTAATATAATAGTTTCCTTTGCCAAAAACTTCCTCAAGCTCCGCTTTAATTTGCTCAGGGCTTTCACCGTTCATTCGCTTTTTATCGATTAAATCGGCAACAGCCTTATCCTGACCTTTTAAGTCTGCATGGTCATCGCTTGATGCGGCACCTTTACTGCCACCAACGCCATTTGCTAGAGCAGTTTGCAAATCATTGTAGTACGGGCTTTCGCTTTCATCCGCATCTAAATGCTGTTTCATCCAAGTTGTATGCAATGAAGCTAATGTACGCAACTGTTGTGCTTGTAACCCACTCGTGCCACCGGAAGCGATACCACCGCTACCAAATTTAGGGAATTTACCAACAAGTTGCTTCTGCCCATCAGCGCTTACAAGATAAGTTGTACCATCATCAAGTTGTTGTAATTTTACGGCACCATAACCACCAATATCTTTAATGTTGCCACTATCATCATGCGTAATAATATGACCGTTTTGTGCCCCATAAAGGGAAACCTTGCCATAGTTACCAACATTATGCACTTCACCCGTATCACCATCAAACCCAACAAGATAACCATTAGGCATCGTTTGGTATTTAATATTAGGTTTATTAATAGCCGCGGCACTAGCTAGATTATTCATATCAATTTGTTGCGCCCCTACCTTTTGGGCAAGTGCGTTATAGCGTGTAACTGCACTATACATGCCTTTAACCTTACTGCTGTTATATGTATCTACCACCGTATTACCATCTTTATCAGTGGTATACATGAGGTTATTAACAATATCCTGTCGCATTGGTTCAAGCACATCATCAGTAAATTTAGAAACATAATCTCCATATGCTCTATCGATGTTGCTTTGCATCCGATTTGCTGCATATGCTTTTGCATCATTCAAATTCATGCCACCTTTAACCAATGCTACAACATCCTTACCAAACTGCCTCTGATAATTAGTTGTAATCGCATTGCGGTCTGGGATTCCCATCCCATTAGTTTCTGCCAATGGTTTATGCATATCCGGTAAAGCGCTAGCTTGATTATGTCTTCCCTCATTAACACTAGCGCCGTTTAATGAGGTTGCTTGCGGGTTTACAAATTGTCCAAATGCTTGTCCTGAATTGGGTTGTTGCGTAAAATTCCATAAACTATTGTTATTGGATTGATTAAGCAGTGATTGCTGTGGCTTTTGCATTGTTTGCCATAAATTCTGATTAGCCTCTAAAGCTCCATTAGCAATCGTCGGTTGTTGTGTTGTTTGCCACACATTATTATTGCTTTGTTGTGGGCGAGTATACTGCGTTAAATCTGTCTGCCAAAGATTCTCCTGAGTGTTATTCGGCAAATTAAATGCTACTTGGTTAGTGGGGTGTGTATATTGTGCAATATTATTTTGTACATTAGGTATTTGATTCCAAAGATTACTATTAGCATCTTGTTGCATCGCTTGCTGTGTACCTTGTTGTGCTGCTTTCTCTGCATCATAATCATATCCATACATATTACCCAACGCTTTAGCCGCATTATTTTCTTGAATTCGATTCCAACGATGACCAAGCCACATGCCGGCTAAACGTCCTAAAGCTTCATCAGTCATTCCCATAATTAAACCTCCTTCTCTACGGCTTCTACCATTTTTTTACTTCTACGTCTTGCTTTTGGTTTTTCTTCTATCGTTTCAGCGGTCTTTTCTTCTACCACTTTTTCAACTTCTTCATTTGCTTTTTTATCAGCGTCCGTCAGACCTTCAGCTAAAACACCATTAGCATAGAATGTATTATCTCCGTCACATTCAAGCACATAAACTTCATCGTCACGACCTGTATCAACAATTTCAGTCACACGATCATAATCATGTACTGTCATAATTTCATCACCAATAACTAATTCTGTGAGCAGTTTCCATCCATCACGAGTTTTAAATTTCTCGGTTTCTGTTGTATTAACAGCGGTTCGAGTAGTTTTTAACGTGTAAATATGTTTAGTTCCCATGTTATGTAATTTAATAACATTAATAACATTGCCCAATGTAAGTACTTGGTCTCCATCATTGACTACTTCAATATTTACTGCCCCTGTAGGTGTTGCAATGTCTGTTCCTGCAGGAAAACAAAAACCACCAACAAGACCTGTAATAAAGTTGCCACTGCCTTGTTGTGATGTTGAGGATGTATTTCCACTACTTGCTCCATATCTTGCTCTCATCATTGCCTCCCATAAATTACTATTTGGACTATTTAACGCCGCACTTAAACTATATAAACTTGTTGGATACTGTACTGCATTTTGCTGTGCTGTGCCACCATACTGCAATGGATTATAAGCCATCGTTTCTGCCTGGTTAGTTAATCCACTGCCCGTATTAATACCACTTAAAATATTTGAATAAGATTGATTAGCCAAATTAGCTTGATTATTCAACCCATTCATATTATTGCTGTACTGATTATTCCATAATCCTTGTTGAGCATTAATACCGCTTAAATTATTAGCAAATCCATTACTTGCCAATTGTGCAGCCTGTCCTAAATCACTGGCATATTGATTAGCCAATGTATCGCTTGCATTCTTACTGATACCATTAAAGGCCGTATCCGCTTGACTACTGTTAATCACTCCACGGCTAGCCAATCCTGATAACGTATTACCTACTGTATTTTCAAGTGAGTTATTTAACGCCTTTTCACGATTTTCGCTATACGCTGTAGGTAATTGACCATTAGCAATACCACTATAACTGTTGTTAAAATCTGATAACGCATTTTTATACTGTTCATTAAGGGTATTGGCTGTATTGTTCATGCTATCCATAGCATTACCCATGCTTGAGCCGTACTGAGCGTTAGCACTAGCATTATCTTTCATTGCATTTTGTGTTTGACCGCTCATAGTGTTAACATTATTTAAGTTCTGATTGTTTTGATTCAAATAACGATTATACAAGCCTTGATAGTCAACATTTACATTTGCTCCATTCATGGCATTATTACCCATTTGTAAAGCATTTTTAGCAGCCGGATTAGCTTGATTAATATAATCTAACTGATTAGCTAATGCTTTTTGTTCTTCTTGTGTTGACGGTAATAAATTAACCTTTGTAGATGATTTATTCTTATTCTTGCCACCGCCAAATAACTGTAAATCAAATTTATACATAGTATCTCCTCTCTAATGCACATCGTCATATGTGGCGATAAGCGCATAATATTTTTTACCTCGATACTCATAATCCTCTGTCTCTAGCCGTTGCATATGCCATTTACGCATGTGTGCCCGTGGATTACGAGTTGTAAATGTCAATACATACTTAATGCCGTTTAACCGCATAACCTCTTTTACATAAGGTGCCATAGCCTTAAAAAAGCCATAGGTTTGCAACAAACATATATACTTTTGACCCTCAATCTCCTTTACACACCAAAATAAAAATCCTTGTTTATCAAAAAATTTAAAATAGGTGTAATAGTCATCATGAAATGAGCCGTCTTCCTTATCAAAGTAAAATCCATCAAGATTAACTACTTCTTGAGTGTATCGTTCATAGTCTTCAATCATTTCTTTAAGGTTATTTAGCTTCATTAGCTCTCCCTCTGCCACATATATACCGCAAGGTATGGCTGCATGTTATTGTGAGGTTGATTCTCACCGTCTCCAGCAATTTTATGGCTATGTTCGCCTTCCTCAGATGTTAATCCAGTCCAATTACGAGACGCTAAAAAACTTATCAATCTACCATCTTTAGAGTGATTAGTCCAATTAGTGAAGCCTTGGCCTTCCGCATCATAAGTAAATACACCTGTCACCCCATTCTCAGGACCTACTGTTGCCCAAACATTACCAGCAATCTCCATAGTGCCTCTATTATGTGTGTGTGCTCCACTCGAGTCCGTAAATTCATTATGATTATGCCAAGGAGCTTCCTCAAGAGTTAATGTATGCATGGACTCACCGCCCATAGTACCTGCTTTGAAATTACTTCCTTGCGATAATAAAACTCTACCTTGTTCAATATATGTCCACTTGCCGAACCCAAACAACTCATGAGGATCAGTTGCAATAGTACTGCAGTAAATAGATCCAATTGGATATACTTTATCCAACACATTATTAACAGCTGTATTAATGGCCGTTGTGACATCATCGCTTAATTTATCTAAAGTTACACTTTTATTTTTAATCTTTGTTGTTGTTATGCTGTCATCAGACAAATTGATTGTTTGTATCGTACTATTTCCAATTTGCTTGCTAGTAATCGTATTATCACTACGTTCTAGATAAATAATGTCAGAAACGCTTGTAGATGTAGTTTTGACTGCTGCAATAAACACTCGCACTTTATCAACCCACTGAATGCCGTTATAATAAAACGTTTTAGCTAGCATCTCATTGTAGTAATGCATATTAGTACTTGCATTTTCTGGTGGAGTATTACTAATAACAGGTTTAATAGTTGTACTACCATAATTAATTGCACCCGTCCCAACATTATAATCAAGATACAAATATGACGTTGTATTTGCAGGTACTACCCATGGAGTCGCTCTTGCTGTAATCGATTTAACATAGTCTACAGCTCCATTAATATCAAATCCATTAGCAAAGGTTACTACTACAGGCGTTACTGTGCCATCTATAGCCACTGATAGACTATCACCGCTTAAATAGTTATATTGGCCACCTGATGTGCTGCCGCTTAAAACACGATTGCGCAATCCGCCACCGCTACCATTGCCGTTAGATTTTTTATCTATTTCATCAGCAATATTTAGCATCTCTTGCCGATTTTTAAGGATAGCCTCACGCTTAGTATCACCACTAGGACTATCGTTTAGTGGATATATCTCTTGATATGACATTTAAACCTCCTCGTAATTATAGTCAAACTGCCTAATAGATATAGCGCCCTTTTGTACAAATATCTTTATCTGTAGATTACGATTTGCACCGCCACCGATTTTATAAACCTTGGTATACTCATCTTGAGATAACAAATCACTATAGTCGTGTAATAACACGCCGTCCTCATCGTTTAAGCGCTCATCTTTAGATACAAACTTTATTTGTTTTGGAGTCCGATTACTGATTTGTACATTGCCATATCCATCAATGATATTGTGAGCTACAAAGTCATAATTCATTAATAAAATAAAGAGTTTAGTCGCCAGCCTATTGCCAGAGATAATCGATGTTTGTAACTGCTTACCATCGTCAGTATCTAAACGCTCATCCAACACGCCAATTTTAGTACCATACGCTACATATACGTCTTTGTTATAATCCACGACATCATGTAAATTATGTGTTAATTTGCGTGATGTAAACACACCCCGTCCGTCCTCATATCGAGGGATATAGTGATACAAAAACACAAGATTGCCTGTTTCTGGCTTAATCCAAATCTGTTTTCGACTCGGTACGTGCCACATCTCGCAAGTATCTTTGATATTTTTGATTAAATAAGCGTTGATATTTAATCCAGTTTCAAAAGGTTGTATGTTGGCATACGTATTAGTAGGCATAAATGACATTAAACCGCTATTGCCTAAATAATAGCTACGGTCATCAATGTTAATTGCGCTACCACTGCAATAACCAGTAGTCGATAAAGGTAATACACTAAAATAACCATCAGATGGAGCACCAACTACCTGATACACCTTGCCATACTGCTTGTAAACAAGTATTGATTTACCTAAAAAGTCTAATGAAATAATCGTTCCTTGGTCTTTATAGCCCACATCAACATATTGACCACTCGATGCATCATTAGTGTTATTTTTCCACGATTTATAATCACCAATAGCACTCCAGTACACGCTATGACCATAGATGCTTGATACAATCACACGCCCACTGTAACTGCTTACAAATTCACAAGCAGGACTATCATCAATCGTAATTAATGTGCCACTACCTGTAATAGCTTGTAGCTTGCCACCACTAGCAATTAATACATCGCCATCATAAATGTGATATTTAGGCTTTTTTGTACCTGTTAATTGCCCGATTAATTCATGTGTATGCAAGTCAGTATAATAAAGATTATTACCACTATTGAAATAAAACCGTTTACGGTTAATATCGTAAAACAAGCTTTCTACTTCAATACCTGCATCATAAGCAATTCTTACACCTGCCACAGTTCGTAATGCACCATCAGTTCTGTCAAATTCGCATTGTAAGGCTTGCACAACACTTTCAATACCAATATTCTCTGGACTCGTTGACCAATCAATGCCCAATCTAAAACCACGAGTACTAGCAAGTAATTTCTCACCCATGCTAATACCCCCTTGATTGTTGAATGAGTTGTGTCAAGCTATCAATAAACCCTTTATCAAATCCTGCATATTCAATCATCAATGATTTTTTCTTAACCAAATAAGAAACTAGCTGCACTAAGTAATGAGTATATAACTCTGTAAAAGGAATACTATCTGCCATATTAGCAATATGTGTTTTTTTCACCGCATAATATACATCTCTTACTTCTTTTTGCCCGTACGTCTCAAAAGAGCCATTGTTAATAGTAATAGGATATCCTTGTTTAGGCACAAACTGCATAAATCCAACAGGAATAACATCGTTATTATTAATAGATTTACGCTTAATGACTTCACGATCTTTAATGGCAGTTAATATCATAGATAAGTGGTCAATGGCTGCATTAATATAAGGGATATATTCTTTTTCATTGTCTAAAATCTCATTACTTTCAAGATTAATCTCCGTAATCAGTTCGCTGACCACCATAATCGTAATACCCCCTTGCCATTACTACACCTGTGTTACCACCGCTTTGATTAGCTAACTCTGATAATCTTGCTTGCCACATAGCTACCAATCCATTAATATCCATTTGCATCACACGATACACAATATAATCAACTAACATTGTCTCAATCTCCGCGATATAACCGCTCTCACCATCTAACATCATGTAATCAACGGTCGGAACATACTCAACTTCTATGGTCTCTTCTGCATCTGCATCAAAAGCGATATTCTTAAGTTGACTTACCGTATAATCATCAATCTCTTGCCCATCAGCGGTTACTTTTAACACGGCAATACAATTAGTAGGTAACTCTACTTTTCCAATGCCTGTAGATATATATGTCCGCTTTACATATGATGGAAACACACTAGCAAGTAAATGATTAAGCAAGTGATTGCCTTCATTGTAGAATTCTAATAATTTATACGGAGTATAAGTTTCGTGCCCCGTATCATCAATCTGCATAAAGGCACGATTAAGTAATTCTTTGATAATCATATAATCGCTCCTACAATTAAAGGGGAGTTGTTACACTCCCCCCTTTGTTAAAACACTAATTAATCCTTTTTGCCGCCGGTGATGACTTGAATAACACCATAATCCTTGCTATTGTATTTTGACTTTTCAATGCCTGCCATAATGCTGATACCATTACCCTGTACGTTGCCGTAATCATCATCTTGTGCAATATGACGTGGTTCACTAGCTACACCAAAGCATGCAGCTTGTGTACCCAATAACAAGTTGCGATTAATGGTTGCTCCACTAGCACCCGTATCAGATGTTACTACTCGTTCATATTCATAAAGTACAACACCGTCATATTCACCCAAAGAACCTGAGAAAATAGGGTTTTTAGCACCACGCACATTAGCATTTTGCTGTGCGGCTTGCCATACAGGGTCTTCTTTGAGATCACGAGATGCCCAAGGGCTTACAAGCATAATATATTTATCTTGACCATCGATTTTAATCGGATTAACTTTTGGTGCATGCATTTTAGCCTTACGGCGAGCAGCGCTAATTAAGCTGCAAGTCAATTTATCAGTAGCTGCAGTGCCTGCCACAGTACCAGCAGTGGCAGCATACATTACTTCGCCTGCTGTTGGATTAGCAGACAATTTAGCCATAAGCGTATTATCCAAATAATCGGATAACCACTGAGTTAATGCACTTTTAATAAGTGGCAAGTTATCATAAGGGCTTTTCTGGTCCTCTGCCTCATAACGAGTAACAGCGTTACGGATCAAGTCAACAGTTACGCTAAAATCATAAATGCTTAACTGGTCCTCTTTGCCTTTTAGTGTGGCACGTGTACCAACTACACCATCACCTGCTAAATTCATAGCTAAACCAAAGGTTACTTTATCGCCTTTTACTTTCTTTAAATCCGCATTTTTATGTACAACATTCTTGCCATCCGTAGATGTGAATTTTTCAAAATAGCTATCCTTTACTCCTTCATGCCATACTTTTCGCGCCCACAATTTAGGGACGAGATTTGTAGGGATTGTCAATTGATTAGCCATATCTGCCATAATTTATCGCTCCTTATCCGATTAACTCTTTAATCTGTCGCTGTAGGCTCTCTGGCAATTCTGCCTCACGCCCTTCGGCAACGATTTTTATTAATTCATCATCAGTAATAGTACCCAACGCTTTACCGTTGCCACCGCCTAATGCATCCGCTTTTGGCAAATTTGATGCCTTTTCTAACGGATTATTAATAGGTGGCTGTATGGCTTGTTCATTGAGCTTGCCACGCAATCGTTCAACAAACTTTGTAATTACTTCAAAATCTTGTTGTGTACCTACACCTGCTCCGGTTCGAGCAAATGCCGCATCAATCGGATTAGACTCAGCACGTGTCATTCCATTAAGTTCATCTTGCGCTATTGCCAACATGTCTTGGAAATCATCTGCTGACTGAATAGACTGAATAAAAGCGATGTTTTGATTACGCAACACCATCCGCTGTTGTTGCTGTTGAGTCACCACATACTTAATACGCCCTTGCTCTTCCAAAAGTTGAGCATATTTTTCGGGGTCCGTATACATCAAGTCTTCCATATTATCAATTCCGAGTTGTTGCATAGCAGTTTTCTTTGCAAATTCATTAATATTAGAGACTTCTTCTGCCGTTAATGTAACTGGTGCGGATTGTTGCCTAAATTCGTTTAGTTTTTTCTCAGCTTCTTTACGGCGTTTTCGTTCAGCCGCAAGTGCCTTGTTTAAATCGCCATGATTTTCTTCAGTAGCATTGGTTGATTCCTCTACATCTGCATTTCCTTCACTTGATGGCTCACTCTCAGAGTTAAGAGGGGTGTCTGATTGCTCACCTGTTGGTTCATCGGTAACATCAGTAGACTTATCATCAATTTCTACATCTTTTAAATCTTCAGCTGTTAAACCATACTCTTCTGCATTCACTACATCTTTTACATCATCGTTCATAGTTATCTCCTTTTTAATTAGTTTATCGTCAATAATCGGGACGAAAATTAATCGCAGTTTATCGACATTGCAGGTCGAATTGATTAGTTATCGTCATAATCAGACGGAGTAGCTATTCTTAAACCGTCCACTATCATTGATAGGCTACGTGCTTAAGCATTCGCATGGAAATCAGTTTAGCGTCATGATCAGGACAATTTATTTACATTTCCGGCGGCATGCCTTGTGGTGGCAATTGCGGTTGTTGCTTTGCCTGTTCTTGCAGTTGCTGTTGTGTAAATCCTTGTTGCGCTTGCATCGCACTATTAATTTGTAATTGGTCATTACTGCCTTGTGCTGCAAGCCGTTCTGCCATAATTTGCTGAGGTGATATATTTACTCCAATTGTCTGTAAGTATTCACTTAACGCTTCTGCAGGTAAGTCTTTTACATTAGCACTCAATCGTACATCAGGCTGTGCTGGCTGACTGCTACGCTCTTTAAGCATTCGGAGCATCTCATCCTTGTCTGGAAAATCCATGTATTTAACGATGATTTCCATTGGAATATCCGCACCACTTTGTTTAGCTTCAAGTAATTGATAAAGACTTGCCTTGCGTGCGGTTGCGGATGCCTGACTAGTAATGATCGTGATATCGAAATCAAATGCTGACAAGTCATACAGTACTTTTTTAACAGGATTGCCGTCTTCGTCATATTGTTGCTGCCCGAATTGGTCAACTTGTGGTTGTTCAACCATTGCTTGATTAAGATTAGGTTCAATATGAACAAATTCTGCTTTGCCATCATCACCTAAAATACGCATTGCTTTCTGCTCATTATAATATTGAGGTATTAATCCGGCTTTTCCTTTTTCACCCCACAAAATCAACACGATTTGACGCTCTGACTCTTTGGCTTTGTCAAAAATATCTGCGGTCTGTACTGTTGTAACAGATTGTCTTAAATCAATCGCTTTACCGCTCATGGCACCGATAGAGCCACTTAAACTCTCAGGCGTAATACCACTTATCGTATAGAAGTCACTATTGGCTTGGTTCTCAAGCTCCATATTCCCGATTGACTGATTAGCCGGTAAGCCTTCATTGTACGTTATTCCCGGCGGCAAGAAAATATTGGCGCCCGGTTGTGTAATATTATCTTTAATCGTCTTTTTAATGCGTTCATCCGTTACGCCGTGCCACATTCTAACGCCTAATGCTTGCTGATTAACGATGTGCATGCGCTGACTACGATTTTTATTAAGCTCACGTTGTGCATCTTTAATATCACGCACAACGCCTGCAGGTTCTAATCGGTCATCGTCTGCATTTTCACCGCTGTAATAGCAAAATTGAAAAACCAATGGAAATCGCCCATGACTATAAGGACTTTCGCTATCCTCTAATAACACATCATCTGCAAAAGTGGCATATCTAATCTTTACATCCGGTATCTCTTGACCTTTAACACCAAGCGCCTTGGCCAATCCATACAAGGGGCTATTTTCCTCAACTACGCCATCTGACGTCACATAAATAGTCTTCGTAGTGTATTCCTTATACCAATACTGAACCACTCTAACCTTCTGTAAGTCTTTGTCATACCATCGAGGATATGCATTAGTTACTTCCTGTTCAGTATCATCATATTTGTGATATAAACGTTCGATTTCTTCAGCCTTATCAGGATATACTTGCTTTAATTTTTCTTTACTTTCCCACGTATAACGACCGCAAAACATAGCATCCGATAAGTCTTCTCGTACGCTTTCAGGGTCTTTAAATACATCAAATGGGCTCATGCGTTCAATCAGCACTTGTCCATCCATCTTAGCGTAATCAAAGTCATACGATACCCAATACGCACCTAATCCGCACGTCACTACGTCACGGAATACCTTTTTCTTTTCACGCTGATAGTTAGTCCTATCAAGCACATATTTTGTAATGCCTTTAGCAACACGGCTAATGCGGTCATCCTCTTCTGACCGAGGCATAAAATCCGGCTCAGTTTCATTTTGAGCTGCATAACCACACAATAGATTAACTACAGGTCTGATGCGGTTGATTGTAATGCAAGGTCTGTTAGCATCTTTAAGTATTTTCTTATCACTATCAGTCCATTGCTTGCCTTGAACAAACGCATAGTCTTCGTGTGCCTCTTTTCGCCAGTCCTCATTGATGACTAATGCACGTTTTACATTCTCTTTTGCAGTTAACACATCAAACATAATTAGTCATCTCCTATTCAACCAATTCAGAACCGTAAATCATGCGATACATTTCTTCGAGTTGCCACTGTGGCATATGACTTGCAAATTCAGCTAACTGCTCATCCGTAAATTTAGCCGGAATTACAATGCCATTTTCAACCCGTTCTCCATACTCACTTTTTAGCACTTTATAGGCGTAATCACGTAACGCCCTATCACTCATCACACGCCCCATGCACTGTACTCCTCATTATCTCCATCAACATATTTATAGCCATCGTTAAATTCTTTTTTGACATCATACGCTGATATAGGTCTACTCATTAGCATGTATCTAAACGCATCATACGCATGGTCTTCTTGATCAGTGTCTACATCCTCTACATTACGCTTACTATACGTAAGTGCTGGCAATGTTCGTATAAGATTTTGGCAAGTCTCAAATATAACTACCTTCCGTTGTCGCAGTCTTTCATGCACTTGCATCTTACCTGCAATGCGGTCATTATCCGCTTTATCCCACACAATACCTTCTGTTGCAAAGATTTCTTGAATAGTCGGTCCATCGTGTCCAGTTCGTTGCCAAATAGCCGGGTCAGCCACACCATACCAATCTTTCATAAACTTGCATTTACGAGCGACTTCACGGGCTGTTTCTTGCGTGCCAACATTCGGTTGCCCTTGTTTACACCCATATATCTCATGCGTGATATATATCGTGTTATCTTGGTCAACTGCCGCTCCATATATTGCATATGGTTTAGTAAACCCCCAATCCATTGCTCGTAATCGAGTCCAATTACTAGGTATATCAAACGGTTTAACTACATGGATATCTCGGTCAAACTCCTCAAAAACCTGTCCCTCAAAAATATCCCAATTGCCATCCTTATACGCTTTACGTAATTTGTCAGGCAGTGTATCAAGATTATCTATATAAGTAGTCGCTAAATACGGATTATCATCAACTTTGGCCTGTACAAAAGCTATCCTATCAGCAAATTGTTGCAAGTTTTTTGGGATGTTACGGTCTATAAAAAGCGATTTCACCCACATGTGACCTTTGCCACCAGGGTTTGTCCCTCCAAAAAATTTAGTATCCTCAATTCCTGTCCATCTAAGTCGCATACGCAAAAAATCAAAGACATTTTGCTCATTAAGTGTCATTTCATCAATGGCAATTGCTGCAAACTCACTCGATAAATATTTTTCAGGACGGTCAAGATTACGAAAACATATCACTCCATTGCCCCACTCTGGCTTTAGGACAAACTCATGATCCGTAGTCTTATAATCCCCTAACCATGAAGGAAACTCCATTCGGATTTTACTTATTTGTCTATCTTTAAGTGATGGATAGTCCTCGCAAAAAATGCCAACTCGTATACCTTTTAAACCAGTTTTGATAAACCAATTAATCAATAGATATACCATTGACCAACGCAATATATACGATTTACCTCCGCCTGCAGCACCACCATACAAGATATACTTGTTGTTAAGCACTGATTTTATAAACTCACGTTGTCTAGCTGTAGGATTGATTACATCATTTAGCAAGTTGATATGCTTACTCTGCATTAACATCACCTACTGTCAACAACACATTGTGACTTTGTAAATCCTCTTTGTTAATCTTGTCACGCCAGCTTTCACGTCTGCGATTCTTTAACCAAAAGATTAATGCAGTTACATTAGGTGGCTGATGTTTGCGTACCACACGAGTTACAACAAGTTCAACTTCGTCTGTCTCATCATTTTTACGCAGCTCTTTAATTACTTCGTCATAGCTATATCCCATAGCCGATTTAATAAGAGTTTCCTCAATTTCATCATCTATGACGTCTTTACCCTTTTTTAGGGCCTTAGCTATCTGTGGAAACCGCTTTTTCCACTCATAAAGAGTGACTGCACTAATCCCCATTTTTTGAGCGATATCCTCATCGGTATACCCATTGCGAGCAAAGCCTTTGAGCAATGTTAAATTATCTGGCTCAAGCCATTGTTGATATTTACCTTTTGCCATAGGCTCTCCTCTCGTTTTAAAAATAATGTTAGTTAGCAAAAAAGGCCCTCTCGGACCCTTTTGCTCTTAATGTTAGGAGGATGATAGTTGCTAGCCCCATCCAGCGCAAGTAAGGGGATAGTAAAGAATACACATGAAAGGAATTACACAAAGGAAAATAGAACTTACAATGTCCCCTATGGTTATATTATATTAGCAATCAAGAGTTGCTATTCTCATCATGAAAAATAGGGCGCAACTTTAATTAGCTACGCCCTCTGCTTAATAAATATTTATTATTTTTTTTGCTACTAATTGTAGTACCATACTCGTAATAACACTATCAAGTCGCCTATAGTATGTCTGGTGACTGATACACTCATCATTAGCTGTTACTCGCCAATACTCGCCATCGATATAACGCTTTAATGCAATACGACGACAATCACTATCAACACTAGCTAACGCTAAATCAATAGCATTAAGTACTACTTTAGGATTGACAATCACTCGGTCACAAACCTTTATTGATTTTAAACGGTTATCTTCTGGCAATTGTACTACTAAGCTATTAATTTGCTGATAATGGGACAAATACCACTCCGCCTCATTTTTAATTTTGCTTAAGTCTATATTAATCACCTCTCAACTATTGCATTATTTGCACAAGTTGGTGCATCATACCAATACTCTTTCCACATCATCTACAAGGAAACTATTATGTGCCATATGCCATTTATGCACCCACTCTTTAAATGCTTGATTTAATCTACTTTCCAAGTCTGTCTTTTTATAATCGGGCAAATCTTCTAAATAACTTTCACCCCATTCATCAAGTTCATTACAACACGCTTCTTGTAGTCTTTCAATGACATCATCCACATCAATTTTTGCTTCAAAACAATAAGCTTGACCTACATAAAAATAAGTCACATCCGACTTATGCAATGGCTCAAAATCAATCTCATCTTCAAAGTAGTAACCCTCTTTACTTTCTAACCCCTTTAAAACCGCTTCAATAGCTTCATCTTTAGAGTTATATTCAGCTTCGCCAAATCTTTCTCCATTCAATGAGACTGACCACTTGCCACTAGGTACCAACATAATTTACACCTCCATAGCTTTAATCGCCCAATTTACATATACATCGCACTTGCTCAAATCCTGCACCTCATCATCTTTTTTGCCCGCTCTAAACAGATACTTAAGGGCATTGCCTTTGCACCAGCCCTTATACTCCTCATCACTTAATACGGATCTAATCACATCCACACTCTCGATGTCTAAGCCACGCAGCTTATAATGACTAGGACTATGCACCATATCTACTTTCGCTTTATTTTGTGCAATCGCATGATTATTACAATTTAAATAATATTGGTGGTAATCTTTGACAGCTTTTTCTACTTTATTCCGATTAAATTCGGTTGCATTTTCATCGTATCTATCCTCTGCCTCTGCTACCGCACGACGTAATCGTAAAGTATTGCTATCAGCGGGCATTTTATCAAAGTCGATTACCATATCAATGATATCCAAAACTTCTAAAGCATACATAATTAATTCTCCTTTCTAAGAGTACACCATTTTGTTGACGTCAACAAAATCGCAAAATACTAGACTCTACTTGCCACTGTCTTATCAGCCTTAGTCCACCAAGCAACGCTAAAATAATAATAATGATTATAATTATTTAACGCTGTGATAAACCCTTTATCGTCTAACTTATTACGGATACGCTGCATGTAGCTATCACCTACATCACGCCGTACTGTCAAATCTACAAAATCATGACCAAGATTAGCCTCATCTTTGATGCGTTTTAAAATTTTGCGATACTCCATCCATGCAGCCTTGTATTTATACCTAGCAGTAATCCCCTGCATATTGCTAGCATTAATCGTCATTACTACCACTCCTTTATTAATTGCCCGTACTACCTATCCCGCCTACACGCTCTACTGTGACATCATCGTCATCAGCAAGTAAATACTCACAAAAGATACCCTGCATTACACGGTCACCCTTATCAATCAATACAGGAGCCTCTCCGTTATTAACCAACATCATTTTAATAGTGTTACCCGTGTCAAAATAATCACTGTCGATTATCCCAGTGCAATTAGTAAGCGTTACACCTCTACTGCCTAAACTAGACCGTATATGACAAGCTAAATACTCATTTTTATTGCAATACACTCTCACACAGCTATCAATCATTACCTTGTCACCTGGTTTTATTAATACCTCGACAGGTGATACAAAATCATATCCTGCGCTACGAGATGTGCTACGTTTTGGTTTGCTTACGCTATCATTGGTAACTATAAACCCTCTTTTCATTTTTGCTCCTCCAAATCAATATCCAACCATTTTGCCCAATATTTTTTATTTGGCCATAGTATTACTCCTGCCAAAGATACATACATGATTAATAAATTATCAACATACCCAAATATCCACCGTAAAAAGGCAATAATAAATACAAAACTAAACAAACAATCAATATAATGACATACATCAAATAAATATTTTTTCATCGCCTTGCTCCTTTAACATTTTAAATTCTGGACACAATAAATATACTTGGAGCTCTAAAATGTGTTTACTTGCTTTAGATATACTTATGCAATGTTCTTCTAATAATTCTGCAAATATTTCTTCTTTTAACTTACCACCTAAAGATGCTTTAATTAGACTAGACTGTACCTCTTTTAAAAGACTATTCGCAGCATCTAACTTCATAACTTGTTTTTGAATAAATTCATTATATGCATTCATAGTTTATACTCCATTACTTAATTCACTTTCACGATATAAATTAAACCAATCATCAGCCGTCATAGTAACTAACCACTCACAACGATTCTTACGATGAAATACAACTGGTGTACGGCCAAGCTTTTTAGCATCACGTTTAGCTTGGCCAATTGCATCATAAATATTAAGCCGTTCTACTCGTTTAACCTCTGCATGTATTCCGGGTAACCCGCTTACATCTGCTGCATCTCCTGTATTACCACAATACTGCTGCATACGTTTTACATTATCAAATCCCTGTTCCCGACAAAGAGCAGCAAACTCACGTTCACCACGAGCGCCTTTATCACGACTATTCATCATGCCACCTGCCTTCTAAAACGGGATATTCTCTTCATTACCGCCACCAAAGCTATCAAAATTAGATGGCTCATTTGCCTGTGCCTGTAATGACTGCCCTACAAAGTTAGCAATAACTTCAGTAACATAGCGTTTTTGACCGTCCGCAGTTTCATAAGAACGGGTATTCAAACGACCTTCAACGAAACAACGGTTACCTTTGCGAAGATTACCAACCGCCTCCCCTAATTTCCCCCATACAACACAATTAATGAACGAGGTTTGTTCCTTCTGTTCATTGGTTGTGGAATCAAAATATGTGTTTGTCGCAGCCACTGTAAATGTTGCTACGGCTTTACCTGTTTTAGTAAAGCGTACTTCTGGGTCACGAGCTAAATTGCCTAATATCTGTACTGAGTTCATAATTCCCTCCATTCCTCTTTACGCAAACTAGGTCCTGATAGTGTAATAATCTGATTTGTACTACCTAGTCTGTCAATAACACGCTCATCATAACGTTCCTTCAATTCTTTGATTTTCAGGTTAGTTGTTATAATAGTCGATTTAGAACGTTGATTACGTTCAGCAATAATTGACATGATTCGTTTTAGCATAAAGCTCTCTTCCTTATCTTTGCCAATATATTCGCCACCTAAATCATCTAAAACCAATAACGCACAATTTTTAATTCGTTGTTCAAACTCATATCGCTCTTCTTGATCACGAAAACTCATAAGTTTATCCAGCAGCGAAATCATAGAAATAAAATACGGACTTTGCTTATTCTGAATTGCCTCCTTCATAATCGCTACTGCAGCTGTCGTTTTACCTGTTCCTACAGGTCCTTTAATAATCAAGCCTAAACCTGCATCTAGTTTATGTACTACATGTTCTGCGTACTCCTTAATAACATCAAAAGCTTCTTTATTTTCATCTAATACTGTCATATCTTCTAAAGTAACTTTTTGATAACGCTTATAGATGCCGTAATACTCCCAATTAATAGGTTTAAAAATGGTCGGGGTCATTGGCCCAATCAACCTCTCCCGCTCCATTGCTGTTTGTCGATACTGCTCGATTCGCTGTTTTAAATTGCTCATTGCTTTGCCTATGTGTTCCAACTGCTTCAACCTCCCACGGTTTATCTGTTAGACTATACTCACTTTGCCATCGCCTTAAAATACCTCTTACATATGACCATGACCGCTTATTCCGAGTTACCGCTACTTCCATAGCCGCTTTACACCATTCACTACAATATGTATCTACATCATCAAGTATCATATCTTTAGAAAGACCTGATACTGTACCAAATCCATTTTCAACATATGCATTAAATAAATCATTCAGTCCATCTGTAGATGTAGTAGTATATACTTTACTTTCCTTTACTTTCCTTTGTGTACTTTCTCCGGAGTTTATTAGGTTTTCTCCAGAGTTAACTAAGTTTTCTCCAGAGTTAACTATTTTTTCATACGGTTTCATAGAAATGAGCAGAAATCTTGCGTCATAACATACCTCACTTCTTTTTGACCGTTTACAAGTATCAAAGTACTGTTCTTGAATGGCTACTGAAGTAAGTATGCCGTTGTAATCTCCTTTAGCCTGACCTTCATCAGTACCAAATAGATTCGCCATATTCGCATTGAAGAACCCCACTTGAATCGCCTTTACGACAATCTCTCGCACAGTGCCAACTTTTAGACAGAGTTCGTCCGCCACGAAAGCCAGCGTATCATCATCCCACCGCATGTAATACCCTTTATCTTTGTAGATAGTACATAGCAGGTTGACTAGTACGGAGGCAGCTGTTGCTCCAAATGCTCTAGTAAGTCGCCTTACTTTTTTATTTTCAAAGAAATCCGTATCCAAAGGAAAATAACTAATCCCTGCCTTTCTTGGCCTACTCATAGATACTCCTTATGGATGCCAGCAAGCCACCTACTAGTAACTTGCTGGCTAATTTAATTTACCAATTACCTTACTGTTCGAGTTGCTCAGCTGCTAAAATGGCGGCCTTCTCCTCTTCAGTTAATTCATTATCATTAACTGCTTCATCAATAACTTCCCCCGTTTCTGCATTAATATATGTGCCATCTACTTCAATTGTTTCAAAATCAGCTTCCAGTGTGCCGTCATGATCTTTAATAATGCCACCATCCGTTTCAATGGCTTTAGTGAGACGCATTTCAATAGATAGAATCCCATATTTACGAATTAAACGTTTAAGTACTGTTTTAATGGCCATACTATGAAAATCTGCAATTCCCCATTTATCAGTACCACCTTTATAAGTTTTACTATACTTACGAGCATGTGCTTGCATTTCGGACATACTCATATAAATATACTTCTCAAACCCATTAACAAGCTTAAAGTACGCCATATACCCTACAATTTCATCACCAGTTCGTTCTCCAAATTCAAACTCACCAGTAAATCGATTCGTATCCCGAATTTCACCCTCATAGACTTCACAAGCATTAATTGTCTTGTATTGTCCAGTTCTCATAGCAAGCTGAATATACCCCTTATATCCCATCTGAAACTGCGCTTCATTACCATAGGGGACAATATAGGCATACCCTAAATTTTGATTAACTGGTAAATCTAAGGCAGCTGCCATAGATCCTGCTGCAATTACAGTTTTAGGGTCTGCTTTAGCAAGTAATTTATTGTTATTAGCAACCGACAATAAACTACTAATAAAGCCTGGGGCTTTATTACCCAATAACTCATTAAAACGCTTTTTTACATCATCCGAAGCTAACATCCCGCTTAATGTAGTTGGAACTTTAGTAGCTGGTTTAAGATGATTATTTTTTAATGTAATGCCATTTGTTGTTGCCATAAGTTATTTCGCTCCTTTAATATCAAATCGACGACTTGGTTGTCCTTGCACTGTATATGCAGCAGCTAGCTGTGGATGGTCATTTTCAAATCGCTTTGTATCAAATTTTTTACGTCCTGCTACTGGTGACCATATGACTGTATATTGGTCAATAATTCCTTTTTCATTAGCACCTAATAACTCAAATAAATGACTTTGTGCTTCTGTCTTACGTGCTTTTGCTGCTGTTTCATCAGCTTTAGCCTTGTTATATTGTTCAATGTAAATTTTAGCCGTGTCTGGTAACTCGATAGATTTTCCATTACTTTTACTATGTAATTCTTTAAGCAGTTTATTGCACCGCTCAGAATCATCAACAGCTGGCATAATATTTTGCTCTACCATATTCCAAAACTCCCGACCAGCCTCGATAATTGCCGTAATGACTTCTTCGTTACGAGGTATTTCTTTATAAAAGAACTCATTGCCACCACACAGGCAAGCAATCCACCAAGATGAATAACCCGTTACCGCCATATAATGTTGACACTGAATATAATAATCATCAGGTACTTGATCACCTTCCCACTCATCACGTTTAAATGCATTAGCCGTTTTACATTCAAGACCTGCATCAAGCCCGACAATATCTCGGTCAATATTAGCTAAAAGAAACGGATATTCAATAGACTGCAAGGTATAATTATTATTTCGTACACTATATCCAGTCTGAATAGTAAATTCTTCAGCTACTAACGCTTCCAACTTTGTGCCCCAATATGTAAAACGAGTTTCTTCCACATTAACCTCATTACTAGTTTTTTCTAGCCATACATCCAATGGTGACTTCCATTTGCTAAGACCCATAATGGCTGCCATGTCACTACCACCAATACCAGTCTTTCTAAAAGCTAACCACTCTTCGTGGGTTGCTATCTTAGCATCAAACACTTTTTTATATATCATTTTCACTACTCCTGTGTTATACTAAAAATAGATAATTTTACTGTGTCCCTTTAACCGTGCCAGCGGTTGAGGGGCTTTTTTTATACATGACGTTTACCCAACAATTCTGCAGCAAAGTAACACGCTGTGGATGTTGCCACCACCGCCCAAATTGTCACACCGTCAGCTTGGCCAACGTCAACAGTGCCGACTGTGGCAATCAGGCCAAAGCCAGTAACGCTGTACAAGATGGGTCTAATCAAATCATCAATTACACGCATATCATCACTCCTCTACTAACCCACTACTCATCAAAAGTAACTCTGCTGTTGCTTTTTTGATGAGTTCTTTTAATTTTTGATTTTCTAGCTTAAGTTTTTCATTGTCAGCTTTGATTGACCGATAATTCCAAACGTTAAACTCATCTTCGATTCCACATAATGCATCGATTTCTTTTTTGCTAAATCGCATTTTAGGTACATCTTTAAGCCGATGGATTATGCGCTTATCAGCCATTGCATATACTGATTTTTCTGAAATACCAAGCATTCTAGCTACATCAGATACACCGTAAGTTCTACATTCCATAATTCTCACCTCGCTTTATGTTATAATCACCTTAGAAAGGAGGTGATTATAATGTCTGTATTTTTAATTAGTTATGATTTAAATAAACAAGGTCAAAATTATACTGACCTAATCAAAGCTATAAAAAGCTATAATAGTTATTGCCAATGTTTAAACTCTCAATGGCTAATTGCAACAAATGATTCTTCTAATACTGTATATAACCATTTAGCACCTAAAATTGACAATAACGATAGATTATTTATTGTTCAAGTAGTCCAACCTTTGCAAGGATGGTTATCTCAAGACGTTATTGACTGGATAGAACATTATTCAGCCCTTGGTCATATTCCTCGCATTTAAAACATCGTCCATCTGACAATTCAATAAAATATATTGGTCTTAAGTTTTCGTGATATTTACAAGTGCTAATTTTAGCAACCAGAGCCTCGTCAACTCGGGGCTCTTTTTCTTTTACTACTAAATTTAAATCTTTGATATTAACCTCTAACGTTACGCTCATATAATCACCTCTATTCTTTTACATTCCTTTAAATTAAGTTTGTAAAGCTTCTTTCGTCTATTATAATAGACAATTAAGGTAAAAAAATATCTGAAACTTTACACTCTAAAGCAGATGCAATTTTAATCAAAGTGCTAGTTGTTGTAGTCGTTTCACTATCTGGTGCTTCTAAGGAGGCAATGGTTGCTCTTGAAACGCCAGCCTTTTCCGCCAACCTTTCTTGAGAAATTTTCATTTTTTCCCTAAACTCCTTTATTTTATACATTGGCATTCACCTCCTTTCATCGTCTATTATAACAGACAAAAATATTTTGTCAAATATTTTAGACGAATATATTTGAATTTTTGTAAAATATATTATACAATATACCTAACAGGAGGTGTAAAATGTATATCGGAGAATTTATTAAGAACTATAGAGAGTTACATAACCTATCCATGCAAGATTTTAGTAATCTAACGGGCTTAAGTAAAGCTTATATTGGTATGTTAGAAAAAATATATAATCCAAAAACTAATCAACCTATTAGCCCATCAATAGATAAGTTAAATCAAATAGCAATTGGTGTTGGTCTTACTTTAGATGACTTATTAAAACAACTCGACTCAGACCAACCTGTAACAGTAAATACCAAGAAAAATGATGAATATTATACATACCCAGAAGCTGCTGAATTCGCTGAAATGATACGTAATAAGCCTGGTGCTAGAGCACTTTTTAGTGCAAGTAAAGATTTAACAAAAGAACAAATGGAAGATACTGTAAATTATATTGAATTTTTAAAATCGAGAAATAAAGGATGATGTCAATTGACAATTAATGTAATTTCCTGTGATTTACCTCATATGAATGCATATGCAGAAACTACGGAAGACCCATTCCACTATAACGTCTATATAAAAAAGAACCTCTCTTCAGTAAAGGCAAAAGAAGAGTTAAAACACGAACTTTCTCATATTATTCATGATGACTTTTATTCTGATCTCCATGTTAATTTAATTGAAAAAATGGTAAGAACCTCTAGTGTTTCAGATAATGAGTTAGAAGGAATAGACTTCTATTTTCATGAAATATAAAAATTTTATTAGTAATATATTAACCCTAAATGGAGTATTAATTATGGTAAGTTTAAAAACCATGAACAAAAAAAATAAAATAGTTATAATTTTAATGTTATTATCAATCTTAGCATGTCTACTGTATCTCCCCTGGAAAGCTGAAAAACACGGAGCCTATGGAAATGTTCTAACTCGTCCTTTAGGTTATGCATTAATTGGCTATAAACCGCCTATTTATACCGAATCAGACTTTGATACGCCAAATTTAACATCATTTTCTAATATCAAAGAAAGACACGGAGCATTTTCCAAAGTCGCAGCTCGCCACGGCATATCGCCTGATACTGCTAACGATAATATAAAACTAAAACAAGAATTACAAAACAAAGGCATTGAAATCCACCCAAGTTGGGTTAAAAACTTTGAAAGGATAAACTATACCCAGGTTATGATTAACATAGGTATAAGCATTATCTTTTGGTCAATTGTTTTGTTATTGGTTAATTTGGTTTAAAAATATGGACTACAAAGAAGAAAAAGACCTTTGCGATATCGCAAAGGTCTACAGAGGGAGTAAAGACAACATATATTTTCTCCTCTTTAATATTCCTACGAGACGAGTAAGATACTCATAGATGTCTCTAAGCATTTATTGTACAAGAAGAGTATACCAAGAACGGAGGTAACATGTCAAAGGTTATTTACACAAAAAAAGGTACAGCTGTTTTAAAATTACCAACAACACTATCTTTTAAAAACAAAAATATAGTTGATTTCAATACCTACCTTTCTATTTTTGACTGGGACTTTAATGGAGCTAAATTAATTATAGATGGTACTAGTTGCACAAATGCCAATTATCAAGCCCTAGCACTACTTATTCAGTATATATGGTTCTTAAAATCTAAAGGCTGTTATGTTAAGGTATTTTTTAACAAAGATTCAGCTCTAGGTGGAATGTGGTACAGACTAGGTGGCGCAGGAACATATAACGTCCTCTATAATAGTAATGAAAATTTTCGTTTTATATACGATAAACCTATGTTTGCAATCAGAAACCAATCATCAGATATTCCAACAGCTCTCAATCAAATATTAGATTATACGACTCGAATTAGAATGGACTTAATTTCGGGGCACGAAAGCACGTTACGCTACATCATTTCGGAACTATTATACAACACTTTAGAGCATGGTTATAATCCAGACATCCCTTCCCTATTACAATTTAACTGGTACAAAAATAAAGGACAACTATCATTTATAATTGCAGATTTGGGTATAGGAATAAAAGCACATTTAGAAAAAACATATCCCACTTTCACATCTGATATGACTGCATTAGAGGCTTCTATAAAGCCTGAAATATCTGGAACATTCGGAGCTCCAAAACAACCATACGAAGGTCAAAATAATGCAGGTATGGGGCTATATCTATCATCTAATATAGGAAAAACCTTGGAAGCTGATATGTATATCGTTTCAGGCAAAGGCCTATTGCATATATCGCCTACAGACCTAACCTCTGATACCCTTAGAAAGCCTTGGCCAGGAACATTTGTATATATGACCATTGGTTTTGATAAGTTCAAAACCTTTGATATTAACGAAGAATTGGAGCGCCTACGCCAACGCGCAAAAGCAGAAGTCAAGGCCCGTTCTGATAAAACCGTATCACAAGAAGTTACTATCAATATGTATAACTACTTTGGCAGTAATTGTGAAGTAAAATATGAAGCTATAAAGCGTAGAGACAAGCAAATTTTACCTGCTCTTGCTGAAGGTAAAACAGTTATACTCGATTTCACTAATACGGAAACCGCAACGCATAGTTTTTTAGTAGCTCTATTGGCTACCCCTATTTGTAACACTGGCATTAAAGCTTATAAAATGATTAAAATTGTGGGTGCTAACTCAACTATACGTTCAACAATCGACTTTATATTCGATAGTTATACTGGAGACTAAATCTAAAAACCTAAAAAAATCCCCCACCTGCGCCAACAGATGAGGCACAATCATACAGCACTTAGAGCGCCATAATCTCGATAATTAAATTATAACACGCTCTAAGTCTATTAACCATACCTATTTTTAGACAGGAGCGTGATTTTTTATGCAGCTAAAATATAATAAAACCTTACGTAAAAAGGACAACGGTTGGCAAGTAATTATTAGCTATAAAACCTCCTCTGGTAAATGGCGTCAAAAGTCCAAACAAGGGTTTGCCGAAAAGTGGGTAGCTAAAAACTACGGTGACGATCTAATAGCGCAAATAAAAAACGAGCCAGCACTTAACACGGACTACAAAGGTATTACGTTAAAACAATTTACCGACATATACAAGGGTGATAATAAATCTAGGCTCACCTATAACTCACTACAAGCTGTAGATAGCGCGATAAAATTTATAGGCGATATAGCAGAGACCCCCTTACAAGAGATAACGGCATTACAAATATCTCAAAAATTTACATCCTCTAAATCAGCTACCACTACCCAAACATTATATCTATCAATGTTAAAAACAATCTTATCTTATGCTGTTAAACCATATAATATTATCGCTGTTAATCCGTTAATAGATATTAAAATCAATAAACAACGAACAAAAAAAGATTTAAGAGTATATACAGACCAAGAAATCGAACTCTTACTATGTAGCCTAAAACCAAAGTATCTAAGATACTATGTACAATGCGCTATAGGTGCTTATACTGGATTACGCTACGGAGAGGTTTTGGGATTATCATGGGCTGATATAGATTTAACTAGCAATACCTTAACTGTAAAACGGCAATTAGCCCAATACGACAAAAATAAATATAAATTACAGGATACAAAAACTGCTAACAGCATACGCACTATACCAATACCCCCTATTTTAAGTGCCATATTGAGCCTGTATGCCCCGTTAGCCCCTGTTAATGATATGCAACTCCTGTTTATGCAAAAATCGTCAAATACAGCGCCAATTAATAGGATAATACGACGATTTATAAAAAACAAGTCATTTCATGACCTAAGGCACACCTATGCAACCAAACTTATCGCTAATAAAGTCGATATAAAAACTGTAGCAGCCTTATTAGGCGATACGGTACAAACAGTTATTAAAAATTACATCCACTATACAGACGAGATGAGACAAAAGGCAGCTAATGACGTTGCTAATATTTTTGGTTAATTTTTTTGACGAATATTTGCCGTTAAAGCAAAATAATACAGTATTAAGCCATTTGTAGCCTTATAGCCTATAAACGCCCATTATAATACAAAAAATCAGTAATGAAAAGAATATATATAGCAAAATCACCAAAATCTACAAGAGATTTTGGTGATTTACCTTTGAATTAGTTACCATAATTCTGTTTAATAGTCTGCAATTTATAGAAACACCATAGCATACCGAACCAAACTGGCGTAAATAGAAGCGCAATTAAGGTTTCTTCATTAAAGGCCAAAGAAGCTAATACAAAGGCATAGAATGCCAAAATAATGTAATTCATAGCTGGATATAAAGGCATTTTAAATGGATTTACCTTAACTTGTTCTGGATGCAATTTACGATATTTCATATGGCATACCAAAATGATAGCCCAAATGAAAATAAAGCAGAACGTAGATACACTTGTAATAATAATAAATACGTTTTCAGGCATAATATACTGCATAATAACGGCCATAAAAATAACGAGCGCCGAGAATACTACAGCATTAACTGGCACTTGATTGGAACGTAGGCGGAACATACGACGTGGCGCATTCCCTTCACGAGCCAAGGTATATACCATACGGCTAGTACTGAAAAGACCACTATTACAAGCAGAGGCTGCCGAAGTTAATACGATAAAGTTTACGATGGCAGCCGCCGCAACGATACCAGCCGCTTTGAATACTTGAACAAAGGGACTCGCACTAGGATTTACAGCAGTCCAAGGATAGATGCTCATAATAATTGCCAACGCGCCTACATAGAAGATAATAATACGAATTGGAATATTATTAATAGCTTGAGGAATAACTTTCTTTGGATTTTCCGTTTCACCAGCAGTTAAACCAACCAATTCAATCCCAGTAAAAGCGAAAACAACCATTTGGAAGGATAACGCAAAGCCTTCCCAACCATTAGGGAACCAGCCTCCGTTAGTCCATAAATTAGCAAAACCTACAGCCCCCACATCCGTTTGATAGCCAATAAATACTAAATACAAACCACCAATAATAAGACCTAAAATGGCAATAACTTTAATTAAAGCAAACCAAAATTCTAACTCCCCGAAAATCTTAACAGCCATTAAATTGGAAGCAAATAAGATTAATAGAATGCATAAGCTGGGTATCCACGGTTCCACATTGGGAATCCAGTATTGCATATACACCCCAGCGGCTGTAACGTCAGCCATGGCTAACGATACCCAACAAAACCAATAAGTCCAGCCTGTAAGAAACGCGGCCCCTGGCCCTAAATACTCATGCACAAAATCTACAAAGGAATGATGCTCAGTATTTGATAGTAATAATTCCCCTAACGCACGCATCATGAAAAAGGAAATAAGCCCGGTAATGATGTACGCAAATAAAATAGATGGACCAGCCAAGTGAATAGATCGACCTGATCCTAAAAATAAACCCGTCCCGATGGCGCCCCCTATAGCCAATAACTGCACGTGACGATTTTTCAGCCCCCTAGCTAACTCCTTTTTCTCAGACAT